AATTATTATGTATATCAAGGAGTGCCATACGATTTCGTAAATAATGGCGCAATCCTAAGAAAATAAAGGGTCTGCGGGATTTTCGTAAAATCGTAAAAAATATAAAATTCTATGTATTTTAATGTATTTTAATACCAAAAGTGTGTAGTAACTGTGTAGTAACCACCCCAAAAAGTGTGTAGTAAAAATTGTATATAGAAAAGCCATTATATGACACAAATATGAGAAGAACATGGAAATGCTCTTCTCTTTTTTTATGCCACAATTTAGGCATAAGGAGATGATGTTATGTTTGACGATGAAGTAAGAGAACAAATATTTGCAAAAAGTGAGTTACAAAAAATCGACCTAATGACATTATCCCTTGTCATTAAAGCGATAGAGGAAGTTTTGGAGGAAAACAAAGATGAACATGCCGTATCAGCAACCAATGATGAATTATACACCTAACTATGGAGCATATCAGTACAACCCAATGGCGAGCTATCAGAGATACCAACAGCCCGAACCAACACAAGGCATAAGTGGCAGAGTAGTACAAGCAGTTGAGACTATTAATCCCAATGAGGTGCCAATGGATGGCAGTGTAGCATTTTTCCCAAAACAGGATTTAACAGAGATATATGCCAAGAGCTGGAATACTGACGGAACAATACGCACATTGACTTTTAAACCGGTTTTGAATGATAAGACAGACATTTTATCGGGTGACACAGAAAAGCTTGAATTTGACCTATCAGAGAAAGCCACAGAGGGCATTATGGCAAAGCTCAACGAACTGTCAGAGAAAATTGAGCAATTATCTTTAGGAGCGCAAAGAAAAACTCCACGAGCACAAAACAAGGAGAGTGAAAAAGCATGAATGTAATGGGAATAATGCAACAGATAATGAGCAATAATAGCGTAATGGCAAATCCAATGATTAAGAACGCAATGAGCATGGCTCAAAGCGGAAACAGCAAGGGAATTGAGCAAATGGCAAGGAATCTATGCAAAGAAAAAGGCATTAATCCTGATGATGTAATGAAGCAGATTAGAGGTAATTTTGGGATATAGCATATGAGAGAACGTGCGCACGGCTCTTTATGAAATAAATTTTGGAGGTAAAACAGATGTTCAACACAGGAAATTGTCCAAGCGTACCTATTGTGGCAAATTTGGACGGAAACAACAACGGAAATAACTGGAATGACGGCTCATGGCTTTGGTTCCTTATCGTAGTATTTGCGATATTTGGGGGCTGGGGTAACGGCTTTGGTGGTTTCGGTGGCACTAATGGTGGCGTCGGCAGTGAAATTCAGAGAGGATTTGACAATCAGGCAGTTATCAGCAAGTTAGATGGCATTTCCAACGGACTTTGTGACGGCTTTTATGCCATGAACAACAGTATGCTCACAGGCTTTAATGGTATTAACACAAATATCATGCAGACCGGCTATGGCATACAACAGGCGGTAAACGCTGACACAGTTGCTAATATGCAGAATACCAATGCTTTACAGTCACAGCTTGCTAACTGCTGCTGCGAGACGAGAGAGGCCATCCAGGGCATAAACTACAACATGGCAACTAACACTTGTGCTTTGCAAAACACCATGAATAGCAACACAAGAGACATCATTGATAGTCAGCAGGCAGGAACGAGGGCTATTCTTGATTATCTCTGCAATGAAAAAATCTCTAGCTTACAGGCAGAAAATAACGACCTTCGCAGAGCAGCTTCACAGGATAGACAGAGTGCATTACTTACAACTCAGATGGCAGCTCAGACACAGCAGATTATCAACGCTGTAAATCCGGCACCAATCCCGGCATACACAGTACCTAACCCAAATGCTTATGCATATGGATGCGGATGCAATACAGGTTGCGGATGCTAAAACTGAATAATTGAGTATCTTAATTGAGTTAACTCGATTATGTCTGCTAAGCAGTATTACTTGATGTTACCGACACAAATGTCGGGAAGATAAAGGGTAGACTATAAGGTTTGCCCTTATTTTGTGAAAGAGAGGTAAAGATAATGGAAATAACAGGAATTGCATTACAAACAGTTGCCGCCGGAGAAGATGTGGCATTTACAGAAACACCGGTATGTGGAACTAAATGTATAGTTCACAGACAGGGAAGTGGAATTATCAAGCTAAGAGGTGTTACCAATCAGTGTAAGGCTAGATTTTTAGTATCTTATAGTGGAAACATTCAGATACCTACAGGCGGTACAGTTGAAGCTATTTCGCTTGCCATTGCAGTAGATGGAGAGCCTTTACAGTCAACACGAATGATAGTCACACCAGCAGCAGTTTTGAATATGTTTAACGTCTCTGCTCAGGCATACGTGGATGTGCCTTGTGGCTGTTGCAGTACTGTAGCGGTGCAGAATACATCAACACAGGCTATTGAAGTACAGAATAGCAACTTAATTGCAGTAAGGGAGGCTTGATGATATGCATAAATGGGCTAAACAGATAATGGAATGCGTCAAGGCTAAAGTTGACGGAATTGGAATTGACAATTTTGAGGGACAAAATCTTGACGATTTAAAGGATTTCACCGAGATTGTGAAGAACATCGTAGCGTTTGACAAGGATTATCTGATTGTTGAAGCTATGGAAAATGCAAAAGACGATTACAGGAGATACACCGAGCCACTATATCACATGCCGGTAAATTATAACGACATGGAGTATATGCGTGACATGGATAAGAACCAAGGTAAGATGTACTACTCTGAACCGATTGCACCACATGTGAGTGAAAGCAATTATGACAGAGCAAAGAGACATTATACCGAGACAAAGGAAATGCACAAAGGAGCTTCTACAGAGGACAAAGAGCATAAAATGAAAGCCCTTGACATGTATATCCGTGAATTAAGCGGAGATATATCGGAGCTTTTAAATGACATGACACCTGATGAACGCAACCTTTTACGCACCAAAATGAGCAATCTTGCGTCAAAACTGTAATTATTAAGGCTATGGGTAGTAATGCTCATAGCCATTTTTAGAGGGCATAAGCATGGATATAAGAGTTAATGATACATTGTGGCATATACAATTTAAAAAGCCCACGTCAAGCGAATTAAGGCGGTCTGACGGCACTATAAGTTTAGGAGTGACCGATAACACAACCAAGACAATAACGATAGCTGATAATGTGTCTGATTACATGGCCGACAAGATACTATGCCACGAGCTGGTGCATGTGTACTCGTTCTCATACGGCTGTGACATTGACATAGAGACAGAGGAAATAATCGCAGACTTTATGAGCTTGTATGGACGGAATATTGTATACACGGCTGACAGAATATTTGATTTATTGGAGCAGAAATATGGATAAAATAGACAGACTATTAGAATACATACACCGGACTAATCCGGAAATGACGCGGCAGAAATTGATTGAAGAACTAGGAGAGAGTGACTACAGTGCCAAGAGCTTATATTTTATTTTCGATACAATCAATTAGATAGCTATTAAGGCTAGAAAAACCATTGTCTTTTGCCTTTTGCTTCCATTCTTCCTTTTTGCCTTTTTTTGCCATAATAGTTATTCTATCGTAATTTTTTTCATTCCAACGATTTTTAACTTGCGATGATGTTTTTGACATAATTTTCACCTTTTTTATTTTTAATAGTACTACTTGTATAAGTATGTTGCAATACTTTATAAAGTATGCTATTATATTTTAGTAAAGGAGATGTTATTTAATGGCAGATACAAATACAATAGGTGGATTACACTACGAGATGATGAAAAGATGTTATAATAAAAAATCAGTAATGTACAGTTACTATGGTGCCAAAGGAATTACAGTTTGTGAGGAATGGCATGATAGAGAAGTATTTCGCAAATGGTGTAAGGATAATGGCTGGACTAAAGGGTTGAAGGTTGATAGAATTGACGCCACAAAAGGATATAGCCCCGACAACTGTTATCTGGGATTAAAAAACACCACTTCAAGTAAAACCGCAAGACATGCAAGAGAAGTTAGGCAACGTAGGAGACGTCAGCTTTCATACGCCAACCTTCAAAAGGGCTATTCAAGTAAAAGGATTTATAAGACGTATTTTGGAATGCACACTAGATGTGAAAACGTTAAGGACATTAATTATAATTCATATGGAGGACGTGGCATATCGGTATGCAAGGAGTGGAGCGGTAAAGATGGCTTTTTTAATTTTTATAAATGGGCTATGGAAAACCATTATACTGACGAGCTAACCATCGACCGCATAGATGTGAATGGAAATTATGAACCCAATAATTGCAGATGGGCTACAAGAGCCGAGCAAAGCATTAATCGCAGGAACACAATTAAATGCTTATATCATGGGGAAATGGTACCTCTTTCGGTAGTCGCAAGAGAAAATAAAGTTCCATATGGCATGCTTAGATTGAGACTTGAAAAGGGTATGGACGTGCAAGAAGCAATTAACAACATAAAAAATGAAAGCTAAAAAAATTTAGGATTTGAAAAGTGCCCCCGTACCTTTGACTTTTTTGATTTCAAAAATCCGTTTGTAAAATTTTGCAAAAACTTGTCGAGAACTTGCAAAGAACTCACACTGCACTTTAATTGAGTAAAGTTTTCTGAAAATTCAAACATTTTCCATGGATTGGTGTGCCTGACTCGTAGCATGTCACACCCGGCACGGCTTGACGGCTTGCAATGCTATAATTATATTTTTAGGCATTGTAAACGGCTTATTTTGTGGTGCATTTTAGCACACTTGATAAAATGCACACTAACACGTATAAAAGCCCTTAAAACGTCAAATACACGGCTTTAAATGTGTATATCATAAAATCATAAACCGTTTTTATTTATTTGTCAATGTGCGGCAGCGCCTGGAACTATAGCCGGACAACTTTTTGTGCGGGCTGTATTAGCTTTTAGCAAGCTCCAAACGGTCAATTATACGCTGTATGTCTGATAAAGGCATACAGAACGCAAGCACGCTAAAAAGGGATATAAAAAAATATCCCTAGTAGTAACGCGTGATATATTTTCCGGCTTGATAGTCACAAAATAGCGTGACCGGGTGAACGTGTGCACGCTTTTCAACAACTTGCAACCATTCACCGGACCTTTGAACTGTTATTTTTAACTCGTGTGACTCCATCCATTCTATACAATCATATTTTATATAACTAAAGTCGCTTATTTTTGATACTTCATAGCCTAGCGCCTGAACACGCCTATATATTTCCTTTTTCCCCAGGTATTCATATCTTGACATAATACGCCCCCTATCTATAACAAGCCTTAATTATTGGGCTTATATAGTTTTTATGCTGTAGATAATTGGAGAAAGCCGTCCGGCGGTATTCCTTGCCACTAATAAGTGCAGTAACATCGTCACACGCGCCCGACTCTGCGACAGCTCTAAAAATGTCTGTTATTGCTTTACGTGTGGCGCGCTCGCTTGCTTGATATTCCGGCGCGCTTTGATATTTTCCGTTGTAGCGTGCTCTAATTTCCATTTCTACAGCGTCAAGGCTTTTTAGTTCGTTTTCCATTCATCAACCCTCTTTTCTATTCGTGTATGGTTTATAAGTTGCTTTTTGACCTTTTCGCGGTCTGTCGTGCGTTAATCTGTTTTTATTAGGTGGTAACGCAAATCACCTATGCGGGCGCACAATTATTTGTTCAGGCGTTGCACCTCTTGAGCCTGATATAAATATAAAGGCATTTACAAAACCTCTTGACGCGATTATTTACCGGACGCGCGGACGGAGTGCAATATATACGGCCGTAAAGCTGTATAAAAGCACCTATAAATAAAATAATTAAATTGATAATATAAGACCCAAAAAGCCTTATATATAAAGCTAATAGCCGGAATCGAACCGGCTAGAATACACCATGTTAATTTGTATCGCTATTAGCTTGCAAATTATTCCAATATCATCCCTTATTGTTCAATGATTTCAAAGCATTTTTGTATCTCTTCTAGGCTGTGACAGCATTCCCCACCGGGATAACGATATATAGCCATATAATCACCACCACCTAGAGGTTGCACATCTTTCAAATATGCTCTATATCCTCCATTACCTTTTATAATTTTGGGATATCCGTCTTTTATCATTTTCTCAATTCTTGTCATTTTCTTATTTCTCCTAATTAAATAAAAATTAAGTCGATAGTATCAGTTGAGTTATGCGACTTTTTGTTGAAATATGTAACTTACTAATTGCAATTTAATAAAAAAATAAAAACAAACCACCATACCCAATTACAAGGCATGACACAAAAAGCCCGAAAGCCTTTAAAAGCTCGATTAAATCTCTCATATTGTGCCCCCTAACAATAACAAAAATCCCCTTGTAGCCCGGTTGTAATAATCATTTTTTCATCCTTGCGGCGGTAAACTACACCACAACCGCCGTCACTTAAAGACCACACAAGCCAGCCGGCCGGAGTTACTTTTTCATGCTTCTTATAATCATAAAAAGCATAATGCGGTTTTATTCCGCTTTTTTCCTGTTCAAGCGCATTGTTTATAATTTCATCGTCCATTAATAGCAACGCTTTTCCGTTTTTCTGTCGTCCGCAATATCTCATTTTGTGCCTTTCTGGTCTGCCATCATCAGCACCGGGAGACCGTCCCGCGGTGGACGCTCCAAGTTGGAGCGTTTCGGCTTAAAAATAAATATAAAAGCTTTTCCCATTGCTATTCCATTCGCTATCTAATACGGTAACTTTTGAAAGTCTACCAATGCATCCGTAAACTCCGGCAGCATAGTATTTAGAGTCAACTTGGCATCCTTTAGCGTCAGGAAACTCTTTTTTAATTTCCTGTATAATCTCATTGACTTTGTGACAGCAAACGCCACTTTTTTCGTCAAACGGCTCCAGCCGTGAGATATAGTGCTCTGCATTTTCAAATGTGTAAATATTACAATTTAATTTGATACCGTCCATTATTTCGCCCATTCTGCAAATTTCCTTGTGTGATAATTTTTTCATTTTCTTTCTCCTTTTGACTGTGATATAATACAGTCACCTTTCAATTATTTTTTGTTTGGTGCTCATCGTGTAACTTTGGACGGCTGCGCGATGAGCTTTTTTATTTTGTTCCTTGTCTTTCGACTTGACATTATAATAGCATTGTATTTATGTAATGTCAATACATAAATTAAAAAATATTGCAATAAAATTTAATTACATTAATGCAATAGTAAAATCAATAATAAATGAATTAATGCATATAATAAGAAATAACTATTATTATTTATATTATGTAATGAATTATTATTGACATAATAATTTAATTATTATATATTTATGTATAGCAATATTATTTATAGTATTATTGCCAGTGATTATTGATATTATTAATTTATATAATGAGGTGTAAAAAATGGATGAAAAGAAAATTATTGAAAACTACAAGAAGCGCATACAGAAGCAGAACGACAGAATAAGAGAGAGCTACGACAGAATAAGCGTTACTTTGCCAAAGGGCACAAAAGACCGGATACAGGCGCAAGGGCTTACAATTAATGGATTCGTAAACCAATTAGTATTGGAGAAGCTGGACGAGCTGGAAAAGAATAACAACGAGTGTCCATTTTAAAATTTAAAGTCGGTTTTTGTAACCGGCTTTTTATTTTTATATAATATAATTAATATATATATGTGTGATGTGGTATATATTAATCAATACAGTTGTTGTTATATATCCAATAGCTCTATGTATTGACAAAATAAGTATATTTGATTATTATTATCTTGAATTTAATTAATAAGCAGATGCCGGCTAGCCTGTGTCACTTGGAATTACTCCAAGTGGTGCGGGCTTTTTATTTTGGCTTTTTGGGGGATGTGTTACATGTCAGACATTGAGATTTATGAAAACGATTTATTATTTTATTTAAACGAATTTTGTGAAGTAAATGCTATTGAGGATATAAAAAAAGAGTCTCAGAGCGTTTGGAACAGTGCTTTATATTATATCCAAAAAAAGTTATTTGATAGTAATTATTTTAAGTCTAAAGATAACTATAATACAAACAATAAAGTATTTAAAGAGAGTAATTATAACAGTTATGACTTTGAATTAGTAATGTATGTATTAGATATATATATCTATGATATGTGTATGAAGTATGATAAAGAGGTTAGTATATTAGGTTTTAGTTCATTAACTGGGATACCTGATAGCACAATATATGATTGGGGGAAGAATACGCTAAGCTCGACCGCATCGGAAATTTTGGAAAAACTGAGAAAATATCAGGAAGAAAGTCTCTCAAATAAGCTCGTGACCGGGGCAAAGAACCCAGTTGGAGTTATTGCAATACTCAACAGGCGATATGGCTGGGCTTCACCATACACAAGCGATAGCAGACAGCAAGCGAGAGCTTTAAGTGCTAATGAGTTGCCACAGCTAGGTGGCTCAAATAGTCAGAAAATTAAAGCATTAACAGGCGATAGTGTGGTTGATAATGCTAAGTAATTGTATATACAATACACACAATTCTAAGCCCTTGATTTACAAGGCTTTGAGAGCTACTGAATTATTACAACTATGCACAAAACAGTTGTTTAGCGAAGAGTTGAAAGCGTAGAGATGAATTGTACATGCAATAGATACAATTTAAAATGCTTGATGTTTGAGAGCTGAGCAGCGCACGTATTGGGTGCCCTAGGGGTGTATATGAAAAGCGAAAAACTGCCCCACTTAGCCCCCAAAATATCCGCCAAAACAAAAAAGCCTTTACTCATGCCTCAATCGCGCCAAGTAGTATTTATTATTATAACATAAGTTATATATTAATTAAACAACATACACAATAATAATATATATACATACAACTACGATAAAATATTAGTTATATATAATATATAACAGTAAAGGAGCTAACAGCGATGAAATTAACAGGATTTGAGTCTAACAAAATTAATTCCGACATGGTAAATCACCCTAGCCACTACAACTTGCCTGACCGTAAAGAGTGCATTGATGAAATGATTGACATTTACGGACTTAAAGATGTGGCTAAATGGTGTGAGATTACTGCATACAAGTATAAATATCGTGCTGGACATAAAGATAGCCTCACGCAGGATGTACAAAAAGCTATATGGTACACAATTAAGGCTCACGAGCTTAAATCTAGGCGCAGATGGAAAGTATTTGGAAAATTCGTGGATAAAGAACTTCCGATGTTGATTAAAAATGTTTTCCTGTGGCTGATGATGCTTTGCACAATTCGTGCAGTACTCTTATCTGACGAACACGGATTGCTTATCTCGGTAGTGTTTCTAGTCTTGGCTACCATAACCGAGTCGCTGATAGAGGGCTTTAAGGATAATTAGATTTTGAGGTGTAAATCATGTTTGTATTAAAAATCACAACAACAGTATGGCTGGCATTAACCGCATTTGGAACGTCAAGTACCATGTTAGACGAAAAAGAGACAGTTAGCTCGAGACTTCTCGGTGCTGCGGTAATGCTCGGTCAAATACTTGCCATAGCATTCATGTGGCAATAAATATAGGGCATTCGCCAAGCGGTAAGGCACAGCACTTTGACTGCTGCATACGTTGGTTCAAATCCAACATGCCCTGTTCGGGGTTTACTTGGTTCCCCGACATTGGACTTAGTAGTTCCTTTCGTCCTCATGGCGGAAAGCTGTTAAGAGCCGTCACAAGGCTCGTGAGGGTTTAATCGTGTATAATCCCACAATGCACGAGCGTGAAAACCAACCTGTCGCAAAGACATCTGTAACAGGCAGAGTAGACATATATACCCCCTTTAATTAATTGTTAAACTAGGGCAACTCAAATCAGTGAGTCTTAGGTGAGGTGCAATCCCTCACATGTCCTTTGCTGTAGGTTTCGCTAGTTCTTTTCCTACAGCACATACAAATTATATCTCCGGAGGGTGTTGCCACTCCTTAGACTTCACCCTCATTATTGGCTTGTAGTTCAACAGGTAGAACACTTGGCTGTTAATCAAGTAGTTGTAGGTTCGAGTCCTATCAAGCCAGCTTGCAGATATTTCTGCAAATAGGGGTTCTGCTTTTCCCCTTTGTTGAATTTTTTCATGCAGAGAGGCAAAACTAGCCTAATTAGTTTTGCCTCATTAACGGCATGTAGCTCAGTGGTAGAGCAGTCGGCTATTAGCTGATTTATCGTGGGTTCGATTCCCAACCTTGCCGATTGGTGATATTGCCAGTACACTCCGAGGGCGTTTATTAGAGAAATGCAGACGCTAGTTAATATTCTAGATAAACCTAGCGTAGGGAACTGGATTGAGCCGCTTGCGGCTGACTAAAAAATCCTTGGGTGGGGATAACCAAGTAAAAAACCCACCACGTGCCGATATGGGATAAAGGTATTCCAGTAGCTTGCTAAGCTATCCAACAGAAATGTTGTTCGTGTTCGATTCACGATGTCGGCGCTGGTTGGGGGACACCGGCTATTGATGTGTATGCAAAAGGGTAAGCAACGAATGGTCAGGAGACAGGCATATGGATTAAAAACATTTGGGTTTTGCCTATGGGTTCGATTCCCTCCAACGTAAAGAGTGCACGCTTTATGTGTGGTTCAAATCCACACCACATCAATTATATGTCGGTTTAGTGCGAGCTGTTATATCTTGAATAGCGGTTGCGTAATGCTGACGGTCTGCAATATAGCAGTTTCGGAAAAATAAAAGAAAACGCACAAAAACAAGTTGCTAGTAGGTACGCGCGACTGAAAGCAATGGGGTGAGACACTTCAAAATTCTGTAATGTGTTTTGGGAAACCTTTTGATGGAGTGTATCTTACCATTTCAAAAATTCGGTAAAATCAGTTGCCTAGTGATTGCAACACGAAAAGCGGAACCGTGACCGCCTGACAGCTGTTTTTATATAAATCACGGAGTTATCGGTACGGAGGTAAATAATATGCTATCAGAAAATGAAATCCAAACAAAAGTTAATTTCTTATCATCAGCAAGGTGCAATCACACATTCCATAAATACATTGACATAACAGGTGACTTGATAGAGGGAACACTTTTATCAAGGATTTTATATTGGTTTGCGCCAAGTAAAGACAATAAGAGCAAAGTTAAGATATACAAGGACGGCGAATATTGGATTGCAAAGCAAAGAAAAGACTGGTGGGAAGAAATAAGGATTACTGAAAGACAGTATGACAAAGCAATTAAATCGTTGGTGAAAAAGAAATTTGTAATTACAGCAAAATACAAATTCAACTCAATGCCAACTATACATATAAGACCTAATTATGATGTTATCAACGCAGAAGTTAAAAAATGGGAAGAAAATATCAGACAAGAGGTTATAGCAGAAGATAGAGGACAGGAATTACATAAACAGGCAGACGGGAATGACACAAAATGTAATTCCCAAGGGAATAACACAAAGTGTAACTCGGGAATGCCACAAGGTGTAACTCTTTTAACAGGGATTACTAACAATGATTACTTTAACAATAATTACGAAACAGGGATTACTGATAAGGTACATACATCAACTAACATTGATGGAGAGGTACATACATCTGTTTCCGAGAAACAGACGGCAAGAGTCACCCGACAGGATATGCAAGCAAAGAAAGATGATATGCTGTATAGGTTCTCTGAAATCTGTGACAACAGTATTGAAAACAAGACAGTCGGAGAAGTAGTCAAAAACGCATTTCGCAGATACATGAACCTGTACGAAACATATTTTTGCAAGGTTCACCCAATCTTGACCGATAAGACTCTGACTAATGTATGCTTGTCGCTTTCTAATGTGACCGATACGGAGCATAATCACTTTGAGTGGACAGATGTTTACCTAACAGACAAAACAGGACTTACTGGGCTTGATAGAATGGTTAATGAGCATTTCAGACGAACACATAGAAGAGAGATTAACTACTCGATAACACATTTTGCTAAAAGCGACTATCTGCTACAGTTGGCGCAAGGCATTATAGAGTACTAAACGGAGGTGTAAATATGGCAAAGGGAGTTAAGACACGAAATATCGACTCATTCCGAGAAGGATTGATGGAATACGCATATGGCAGATGTTCACAGGCGGAAGCAGCAAAGATTGCCGGAATGAGCGTACCGACATTTAGGAAGTACGCAAATGTGCATTTTTTAGGTATTCCATTTCCTGACACACTGTTTAAGGCAAAGGAGAAATGAGAAGCATGCGTGAATTTTGCGAAAATCCTACAAAATGGAATACTGATGATTATAGCTTAGTTCCAAACAGAAACTTATCAGATGGGATTATGCAAGCGGAAGATAACACGTATCAAATTGGCACATTTGATTCTCTGAGTGGTTTTTGGGATACTTTTGATATCAATTATTGCCCTATTTGCGGTAGAAAGTTGGTGGAAGATGATTAAAGAAGTATTGCTTGAGTGCTCAAGTAAGGGAATTATCACGCTATCATTTGATGGCGAAATGGTAAGGGGAATAGTAAGTATTGATAACATATCCAATATTTATCAAAAAGACACAGCAAAAGAAATTCAAATAACATTACTAGCAGACAAAGTTAAGGTAAAACTTCCAGATGGAGAAATAAAGGATATATCAGAAATGTAGAAAGTTGGTGGAAGAATGAAGCCATTAGAAGAAATATTTTTTAGAGCTTGCGTGAATGAACAGAAAAGAAAATTGTTTTTAAGCGACCGAGAATTGAGCATAAGAACTATTGGAAATATTTTTGAAAGGCTTGGATTCTCATACAAGCAGTTAATGTATTATGTCAGAAAGTGGTGTGACAGGGGATTTTATGATTATGGAGTGACACTTGACTTGGGATGGTTTGAATTGGGCAAGCTAACCGGAGAATATAAACAGATTTATGATTCTATGACAAGTACGGACGGATGGAAAGATGGGGAGTTAGCAAATTATATTGTCAGCAATTCTTTTAATCGAGAGCGGATAACTAATTTTGCATTGAGAGAACATCTTGGAATCGGACAGGATAAAGAATTTTTTAATCCGTACAGAAAGGTGGAAGAATGAATGAATGAATTAACACAAAGTAAAGACGGATATATCGTATTTGATGAGAGCGGAACTTGCGCACTTGCATATGGCGCAGCGGAAAAATGGTTCAAGACTTATGATGAGGCAATAGCATATGCCATGGATAAAGTCACAAAAAACTGTGAACTATTTAAAGACCGCATTGATTTTAACTCCGTAATTGTTTATGAGGGTTCAGAAGAATTTATGCACAGTACACATGCTATCCCACGTGAAAAAATTTGGTTTTGGTGGAAGAATCATAAATAGTTTGACGAGGTGAAAGAATGAAAGAAACTATTTTATATATTTCAAAATCAGAAAAAGATATACGAAGTTTTCTGAAATTTCTTCAATCAAAGCTAAAAGCAGAACAAAAGGAATGTACCCTAGATGAAGAACACGATATTTTAAAAGTACCAAAATATTACGATATTGTCGGAAAGAGCATTTACGGCAACAGACTTGGGATAGGCTATGGATATTGCAAATATTATTGTTTTTCAGAAGCGTATAGCAAAGATAAATACAGCAACACAGAAAATGAAAAACTTAAAGAAATTCTTATGCACACAAGAGAGGGTGCGGAGAGAATATCGGGGCTTGATATTTTGTGTATGCTAGGGTTGGTTTGAAAGGCGGTGGAATAATGAAACATCAAAAAGAATGGCGCACTTGTGATAGGTGCGGGGCGGAAATAGAAAAGCCTAAAATATGGTATGACCGAATATTCCCTTATCTAAGAACCGTGAATTTAAAAAGGGCTATGTCTTTCAAAGAAATATTTACGGAAATTAAACAAGGGAAAATAGAGCCGGTCATAAGTAAAAATGGCATAGAAAATATTATATTAGAAGAATACTATTGTACAAAGACGAAGCAAATTGACTTATGTCCTAAGTGCAGGGAAGATTTTGAGAGGTTTATGAGAAATGACAGTTAACATGGGCGACAACGTTTATGAAATGAATATAGCTCAATTTGCAATTCTGTTAGCAACAGCAAGCAAATATGTACCATTTGGCATATACGCAGTAAAGAAAGACGGTGTTGCAATCATGCTGAATAACAAGTATGAGAGCAAAAGCGAGCTTGATAAGGATATAGCAAAATTCAGAGATAAAGGATTTAAGGTTTATTATAATGAGCATGGCAGAAGTAATTAAATCAATAGAGCGTGAAGCATTTAGAGAAGCACAATCGCACGAAATAGGTGGTAAAAATGGCGAGCCTATAGATTGTTCCACCTTAGAAGATAAGCCTGTTATTAAGGCAGATAACGAGGCAGACAAAGAGTAAGAATGTGGAGGACTAGAACGAATGAAGATAATTCAAAAAGGCAACTTAGATTTTGCTGATAAGCCTTTAAAATTCAGTTGTAAAAATTGTTATACCATTTTTGAAGCAAACAATAGAGAATATGAGTATTGTGGCGACCAACGAGAAGGCAGTAGCTGGAAATGCAAATGCCCTTTGTGCCACAAAACGGTTTATTACAGCTAAATAATGATTGCTGATTATCAGCAGAAGAGAGATTTTATGAAAAAATTTTTTAAAACCATTATTCCCATTATTGTTATTGCTGTTGGCATTGTTGCACTGATATTATTTTTAAGCTGGGCTAATAAAGCCGAAAAATACGAATGTGAAATAGAAGAGATACAAAGCGGGATTTATGCTAGATACCAAAGCACAACTTCAAGTACCCCCGCTTACAACTATGAGATAATTACAGTTTGCATAAGTGGGCAACTGATAACCTACAAGGGAAGCGTTGAATTTATTTTTGTAGAAAATGAGAATAAAATCAAAGTCACAGAAAGACCTAATATAGTTCACAGCGATAAAGTCATTGTCTATACTTCAAAAGACAGTGTTGAATATTTAGGAACTGTAGGAATTGGCAAATAAAAATATTACCGGCTAACAAGTAGAGTTGGTTGCTGACCTTAGAAAGATAAAGGTTGATAAAACATAGAAAAGGAGATTGAGAACATGAAGAAGTTATTTGTAAGTGTGCCGATGAAAGGCAGAACAGAGGAAGAAATCAAAGCAAGTATTCAGAAGATGAAAAAGATTGCTGAAATCTACGAGGGCGAGGAGTTAGAGCTTATCGATAGCTACATTGAGGATAACCCGCCTAAAGACAGCAAAGAGGCTGTATGGTATCTTGGTGAAAGCCTTAAGAAACTGGCACAGGCTGATGTATTTATCGGAATTGATGAAGCATATGATTGGAATGACTGTTGTATTGAAAAAGATACAGCGTATAGATATGGCATTAAAATGTATATAGTTCAAGCGAGGGACGTAATTGATAATTATAATGTGCTTTTACAGATATCAAATCCTATTTGCTTTGACGCAATGCCAACATTCTAATAAAAATTTTACCGGCTAACAAATGGAACTAGTCACTACTCTAAATAGTGGGAAGGACGAATGACCATGATAAAAACTGTTATAGCGATTGTAATTATAATTATATTTGCCGTATGCGAAATCATAAATTTTATAAACTACAAGTTTTATTCAGAACTTATCGACGTAAAGTACAACAGAAACACAAAGTACAGAAAGTCTGGACACTTAACCCTTAAAGAAGCTAAGGAAAGATACTATCCACAATACAGATATGCGGTAGTAAATGTTGAATTTAGCAATTATCCATCATGGATTTGTAAAAATATTGAAGAGGCAAGAGAAAGAGTAAAAGACAGTTGTCAAAGATTGCATATTGTAGACTTTGAAGATGTGATATAGTTACACAATGATTTGTAGCGAACATAGCGTTGAAGAGATAATGATTAAAACAACAGAGTAATATATTACCGCCGTATAAGCGACTTACGGTGCTAACCTAGAAAAATTATAGGCAGAGGTCTATAAGCACCTTTGCTTTTTAAAAGTGGAGGTGCTTTTCTTATGGCTAGTCAGAGCCTTATTTCCACAGTAAACGGATATGAAAATTACATAGAGGATAAAGGAATAGACGAGCAAGCAATTAATGCCTATGTAGACGCTTGTAGTGTAGCCATAAATGGCGAGAAAGATATTGAGTATGGACTACAACTCACTAAGAGGGCAAAAGAGCTTATAGAGAGCTTCTGCACGGCTAAAACAGGCGGTACTATTTGGGATTTGGATTATTACCATTTCAAGCATGAGACTACACCATATGACTTAGTTAATCACTATTTTGATTTATTTCTGATGGAAGCCCACTATAAGTTTGAGAGCTTTATGATTTACATGGAAAAAAATCGTCCACCATGGGAAAGATTTTATTTGCCAAGAAGAAATCCGTTGAGCAAAGTTGCACAACTCATTCAAGATTTGTATGATGATAAACTTGATGAGGGCATGGTATTCTGCCCCGGACGTATCGGAAAGACTCAAATCGTTAAAATGGGCAATTTGTGGTTTGGTTCAAACAGACCTGAGAGGTCAAATCTATATTCGGCATATTCTGACAAGATAACCGGAGGATTTTACGATGGAACATTAGAAATGGTAAATGACCCAACGTACACCTACAAAGATATTTACCCTAAAATTGTAGAGAAAAAAGCTATTACAGACGGAAAAGACCTTACAATAGACTTCTTGCGTAAAAAAACATACCCAACATTTACCATGCGTTCTATATACGGAACACTGAACGGAGCGTGTGACTGTGATGGCTTGGGAGTATATGATGATTTATTTAGTGGTATTGATGAAGCATTAAGTGAGGATAGACAAGCTACAGTTTGGGGAAAGTTTGATAATAACTTTATGCCGAGAATTAAGCCTGGCAAAGCAAAGTTGCTAGGAATAGGCACGAGATGGGCGCCAAAAGATGTGCAAGGACGCAGATTAGAATTGCTTGCAAACAATCCTGAATATAAAAACATACGTCATAGAGAGGTTATAATTCCGGCACTCAACGAAAACAATGAGAGCAATTTTGATTATCCCTACAAATTGGGATATTCCACATTAGATTATAAGCGTAGAATGGCTTCATTTGAAGATAATGACGATATGGCTTCATGGTTCGCCCAATATCAGCAAGAGCCGATAGAAAGAAAAGGTCAGATGTTCAATATTGATAACATGAATTTTTTTGACCCAGCAGAAATTGAGGGAATAAGACCTGATAGAATTTTTTCGGCAAACGACCCGGCATATGGTGGCGGAGACTTTGTATCAATGCCGATTTGCTATGAGATTGAAAAGGAATACTATATCGTGGATGTTGTGTATAACGATGGCGATAAGGATATAACAATTCCCGAAGTAACAAGCAGAATGGAAAGCCACTTAGATAAATTCCCGAGCAAAACAGCAGAGGTACATTTTGAGGAAACAAAAACAACATCTGCCTATCGTTTGGAGTGTGAGAAAGTATGGAAGAAAGATTGCTACCCGATATTGACAAGCCATGACCCGGCAGATAACAAAACCGCAAAAATGGACAGAATTAAAAATCATGCGCCGGATATAAGAAAACTGCATTTCATAAAACTTGAAAGGCAAACTAAGGAATACAAGAAATATTTTCAAAACGTTCTCTCTTGCACATATGAGGGCAAAATGAAACATGATGATGGTGTGGATTCTACAGCACAGTTGTGCGATATGATTTTTAGGGAAAAGCGGATAGCAAAGGTTGAAGCAGTACACAATCCGTTCAGAGGAGGGCTTTATTAATGACAAAGGAAGTTTTATCACAGTATTCAGACTTACAAGAGGAAATCAAAGAGGTTAGAAAGAAAATTGCTAAATTGCAAGACGACCTTGAAAAGATAGAAAGCGGAGAAAGCGTGATTGACACTGTATCGGGTGGTATGGGCGGTACGCAGCACTTCAAAATCGAGGGTGTACCATACCCTGAATACGGACGCAAGCGCACATTATTGTACTCAAGAATGACTACGTTACAGCTTTTACAAGATGATTTGCTTGAAAAAACAAACGATGTAGAGGAATTTATAGCAAACCTTGATGATAGCAGAATGAGAAGAATAATTAATTTTAGATTTTTGGAAAATAAATCATGGCTACAGACAGCATATGCGCTTGGCGGTAAAGCCACAGCAGATAGTGTAAGAATGGAGTTTGAAAGATTTTTCAAGAAAATGTAAGTTTGTTCGTTCGGTTCGCTTAGAATGTGATAATGTGTAAGATGAAAAAAATGTAATTCGTTCATTGCGTAAAATCTCTTTTAGAAATGGCACTCACAGATTGTGGGTGCCCTTTTTAGTGAAACGAGGACAACATGAATAATCAGAATATTGTACCAACAGGAAAACGAAGTGTAATGTGCCCTCGTTGTGGAAAGCTATTAACGTGGGTAAATAAAAGCGACAAGAAACACCACAAAGTAATGTGTACGCACTGCCGTAAATGGATATGGTTTTGGGCTGGCACACAAGAATTTCAGATAAAAGAGGTTCCACAGAGAACTTCTGCAAGTGGCATGAGGTTTTATTGATGTATAGATATGCTCATAAAAACGTAAGACCTTTTTCAGCTGTCTGCCACAATAATTACGGCAGACAAGTTATTTTCACACGTAAAAGGCAAATCACAAAAAACAACATAATCGAAGAACTGAATAAAGCGCTTGTGATTCACGAGCAAAACGCTATTGAGATTGAGTATCTTGACAGATACTATCGTGGTGACCAACCAATTTTGTATCGGCAGAAAGTGAACCGCCCGGAAATCAATAACAAGATTGCTGTAAATCTTGCATATGAGCTTGTTGAGCGCAAAACCGCAGAGATGTGTGCCGAGCCAATCCAATATGTGTTGCGTGGCACCGATAACCATAAGTCGGAAGAAATCACACAGCTTAACATCACTATGGACTCAGAAAGCAAACAGGAGTGCGATATAGACATACATCGTTGGAGAAGCATATGCGGTACCGGCTACAGATTTATCGGTAATGATGATGGACAAGGACAGTTGCTTGATGAGAGCGATTTTTACTTATCTTCTGAAAATCCAATGTACACCTTTGTAGTTTACTACTCAAATGGACGTCCAGCATTCTCTTGTCAAATAGGAGAGGACGAGAATGGAGCAAATATTTATTATGTGTTCACCGACAACGAGTGGTTTGATATTCGCAACGATAAGATTTATGCAAGCGGAATAAACGGCAACAGAGCAATTCCGGTGATTGAATATCCAAACAATGCAAGGCGATTGTCTGATATTGAAATGACTATTGCAATCACAGACGCTATTAACGTGCTGACATCGGACAGAATTAACGGTGTCGAGCAGTTTGTGTCTGCATGGGTGAAATTTGTTAATTGTGAAATTGACATAGATACATTTAGAAAAATGCGACAAGAGGGAGCATTGGTTGTTAAATCTAACAATGGTTCAGACAACAAGGCTGATGTTGATGTAATGACGAGCGAACTTAATCAGACAGAGGGACAAGTGGTTTTCACTGACCTTTTTGAAAGATTTTTAAGTATTCAAGGTCTTGCAAATCGTCAGGGCAACACAGGCGGTGATACCGGCTCAGCCGTAGAACTGAGAAACGGACATTACGATGCCGGACTTAGGACGGCTATTAATGAGCCTATCCTCAAGAAATCAGAGAGAATGGCACTTAGGCTTATTCTTAACAGGCTGAGAATTAATAAAGGCTTTACGCTTATGCCTAGTGATGTTGAGATACACATTAATCATAATAAGCTAGACAATATGCTTGTTAAGGCAGAGGTACTTGAAATATTACTTAGGTGCGGTATCAATTACAAGAGAGCTGTTAAGACGATTGACATGTTTAGCGACCCTGAACAAGTCACTCTTGAAAGTGCTAAGCGCATGGAAATGTTATTCCCGGAAGAACAGCCGACAACAGCTACACCTAACAATAATAATGATGATAAGAACAATGGAAAGACAGCCGATGAATAATTGGCTGTCAATTTATTTTGGAGCTTGATATGGCAGACGAAATCCACGCACTTAACAAAAATGAAATACAAGACATAGATTACGAAACATATTTTGGTGAGATGGATTTATCTGACGAGGAAAAGGAAGATAGAAAAAAGCTTGCTGAAAAGTTTGAAAAAATCTTTGTTATGCTATTTGCCTTGCTATCCGGCAAAGAAGAAACAGAGATAACCGCTATCACCAAAGAATTTATCATCAGATATGAGAGCATTGCCACGCAGTACTGTAAAGCAAAGAAAACACCCTCATACATTACGGATTATGCTCGGTACATTGTGAATGAGGTAGTTGACGCTACCACACAAAATACTGAAGTAGGGTATTTTACTTCACAGAAGCGAGCAAAAAATGTAGCTGCGAATGAAGCTAATGCAGTCGGCAATTACAGATTGCAAACCGAAATGGTAAAACAAGGTTACAAAACAAAAGAGTGGCGCTCAAAAGAAGATTCACATGTCAGACCTACACATGCAGATGTTGACAGAAAGAGAATTGATATTTTTGAGCCGTTTGAGGTTGGAAATTCACTTATGATGTTTCCAAAAGACCATTCTTTAGGGGCACAGGTAAAAGAAATAGCAGGGTGTAGATGCAGTGTTAAATATTACAAATAATGAGCAACTTGTAAGGAAAACTTATAGGTTGCTTTTTATTATACAAAAATTTGCAGTTGTGCGTTAAACAACAGAAAAACTCGGCTGGTGCGACCAGCGATAACAAAAGCGTGAGTTACGGAGGTAATTGAAATGACAAGAAATGATGTTTTGAAGCTTTTTCCGGACGCAACGGATGAGCAGATAACAAATCTGCTTAACAAAAGCGGTGAGGAAATGGCAAGAGAGAAAGAGAAAACCAATCAGTACAAGGCTAAAGCCGACAAAGCTGACGAGCTACAGACACAGCTTGATGAACTACAGAACGGCAACATGACGGAGCTTGAAAAGGCAAATAAAGCCTTAGAGACAGCCAATCAGCAGATAGCCAAGCTACAGAAAGATAACGCTGTCAGAGACTTGCGTGAGAAGGCTATGTCAGATTTTGGAATTACAGCAGAACAGGTAAAGACAGTAGTAAAAGAGGACGGCTCTTTTGATACGACATCACTTGGCAAGATTATTTCCGACATGAAAGCCAATGCGATAGCGGAGTATGAGAAAAACGCACTCAAAGGCACTCCTAATCCAAACAATGGCGGTAACAATAATGAACCCGACTCAAAGCCAGCAGATGTAGCCAATGCAGAACAAATCTCATTCGGTACAGTTGCAAGTGCTGAAAGTCAAAACAGCTATGTAATTTAAACAGGAGGTAGAACGATGGGAAAACCAATCGTAAGAGACTTTACACAGGGTAAAGGAATTTTAAAATTTTTCCCTTATGAGGGTGCAGCGTGCCTTGTGCCACAGACTATGGTAACAAGCGCAGACACAAACGGAATGAAGATTGTACCGGCCGGTACACCATTCCCAAGCAATGACGCAAAGTGCAAGGGCTATCTGTTACACGATGTAGATGTAACGATGGGTGACGCACCTGGAACATATGTATATCAGGGAACTATTGATTTGGAGAAAGTTAAGTCACTTTCAATCGCAGATGAAGCTAGAACTGCAACACCTAGAGTTACTTTTTATGGTGCGCCAAAGATTGTAGCAAGTCAGGTTTAAAAGGAGGTAGAAGAACATGGCATTACCATTAGCAGAAGCATTTACAGCGAGAAGCCTCGGTGTAATGTGGGATAACTACAAAAAGACATTAGGAACTGCCCCTTATCTTGGCAGACAAAAATTCGGAACACGTAAACAGGACTCACTCGACCTTAGATTTATCAAGGGTAAGAACGGACTGCCGGTATCACTCAAAGCTTCAAACTTTGACGCACAGGCAGAGTTAAGAGATGTTGGAGGTTTCTCTGACATTCAGAACTCAATGCCATTTTATCGTGAGGGATATATGGTAACAGAGAAAGAGGAACAGGAGTACGACAATTACAGAACTTCTGAAAACTCAAGTCTTGCCAATAACGTATTACGTGAAATTTCAAAGAAACCAATGATGTTAATTGAGGGTGCATTAGTTGTACCGGAGAGACAGATTTGGCAGTTACTTGCACCTACAGATGGCGTGCCAAAGGTAAAGGTTGTACTTGGCGATAAGAACTACGTCGTTGATTACACAGCCGACAATGGCGCAGAGCATAAGGAAAAGCACTTTAAGTCAATTACCGGCACAAGCGCATGGGATAAGCCTACCACATGTGCACCACTTGATGACCTTATCACAGCTCGTAGAGACTTTGCAAAGGCTACAGGCTACTCACTTACTCGTTTCACCATGAATACAGAGACTTGGGAAATGGTGCTTAAGGCAGAGGACACAAAGAAGCAGGTACTCGGTATCACTGCTTACAACGGCGGTATCAGATTACAGCAAGGACAGGTTACTGAATACCTTAGAGGATATGGTATCGAGATTGAGGTATACGATAAGCTCTATGTTGATGAGGCAGGACAGACACAGTACTTTGTACCAACAGGCATTGTATCTGCGCAGTCTGCCGGAGTATTCCTTGGCGATTACACGTTTGGTAAGACTCCAGAGGAAAGAAGCGGAAGTATCACAGACGGAAACCTCTCACTTGTTGAGACAGGTGTATCTGTATACACATACGCTACAAATCATCCTATCAATACTCACTGTATCGTATCTATGATTGGATTACCTACATTCGAGGGTATGGATAGCGTTATGGTTCTCAAAGTTAAGGAGGATTAAGGCTTATGATAGCAACGCACTCTATAAAGCATGATGGAGTGTGGTATAAAGTCGGAGACGAGGTACCGGAAAGCAATAGCAATTCGGTACCTTCTGATTTTATGAACCCACCTGAAACACCATACACAAAGACAGAAATTAACAGAATGTCAACAGCCGACCTAAAGAAGCTTGCGAGCGAAAATGGTATTGAAAATGCCACAGAAATAAATGGCAGCGACTTGAAGAAAATGTTAATTGAAAAGTTTGGATTATAGGAGCTTGGCATGGAATACACCACATTAGAACAGGTTAAAATCAGACTCAAACAATTTCATATTGATACAGTCACGAATGATGATGATACAACATCTGATGTGGTTGTATTCGATAAAAAGGAAGATAACCCATTCATTGAACAGCTCATTAAGCAAGCTACGGAAGATGTGAAAGCAAAAAGGTGCTATCCGGACACTTTCACTGATGATGATGTAACTGCCGATTTAAAGCAGTTTGAGAACGTTATTATCAATCTTGCTGTCTACGACCATTCACAAGCCGGTGAGAACTACATGAGCGCATTAAGTGAGGGCGGAGTGAGCCGTACATGGAAAGACAGAGATAAGCTGTTTGTCGGAGTTTTTCCTTTTGTCAAAGTGCTATAAGCAAAAGAAGATTGTGCGTTACCATTTTACTGATGTCGGTAAAGTGGTAGCAGGCGGTACACATTAAGTGGTGGTGGGCGGTGTGCCAAAATTATACGAAAGGCGGTATATCAATGCCAATAGCAGTAATTATAAGCATCGTATCAGTTGCTTTTTCCGTCTTTTTTGGGCTGTTTACTTTAGCTTTTAACCTAAAGAATAACAAAAAGTCCGATAATTCAGAGCTTACGGAACGTGTTCGGGAGAACACAAAGATAAACATAAAGCTTGACACTATATCAAGCAACACAACCGAGATAAAAAACGAGGTATTGGAAATGAGAAAAGAAATCAACTCTCACGATAACCGAATTGTTAAGGTTGAGGAGAGCGTTAAGTCGGCTCATCACAGAATAGATGGGCTTGAAGCAAGAATTAACAATGATAAGGAGGACTAAGACATGGACTTTACACAAGTACCTACAGTAGTTGCTATTATGGTGATTACTTATTTAATCGGATATGCTTCAAAGCAGATACCACAGGTTAAAGATAATGTTATTCCTATTATCGTAGGTGTAGCCGGTGGAATACTCGGTATTGTTGGAATGTTTGTAATTCCCGGTTATCCGGCAGACAACATCCTTGATGCAATAGCAGTTGGCATTGTGTCGGGCATGGCAAGTACCGGTGTTAATCAGATTTACAAGCAGATAAAGAAAAATGCTTGACATCAATAAGCAAGCCATGAAGTACGCGCTTCAAGGTCAAACAGTCACAGTTTATGAAAAAGACGAGGACGGAAATCTAAAGTTTTACGAAACAGAGGACGGAGAGAAGATATACTACACACACGAAGAAACAGGCTTTTCAGAGCCGGTTGATTTTCGGGCAAATATATCTTTTGACGGAGGAGAAGCACAGAACAAAGAATATGGCTTTAATACGGCTGATTTTGACGCTGTTTTGCTGACAGACAGAGGAGAATACCCTTTTAAAAAAGGTGACATTATTTGGCTTGATAGCGAGCCTACAAAGGACGAAAACGGATTAGTTGATTCAACTTCCGCAGACTTTACGATAGTCGGAGTAAAACCCTCTCTCTATTCGGTTAAATACATGTTGAAAGCAGTCGTGAAAGAAGTGTAATTATGAAACTTGACATTTCTCTGACAGAAAAATCTATACAAGATGCGATAGACAAGCTTGAAAGATACAAAGACCGCTTACAGGACAAGTGCATAGCATTTGTCGGAGAGCTTGCTAGTAATGGCATTGCTGTAGCACAAGCAAATACAGGCAATTTTGGGCACTATATTACATTTAGTTACGAAATTAAAGACACAACAGACGGCTGTACAGCTATTATTCTTGCAACAGAAACAGGGCAGATACAAAGCACATGGCAGACGGCAGATGGGCTTAAGACAGTTGATGTATCGCCTTTGCTAATGGCTGAATACGGCTCAGGTTGGAAAGCTAAACCGCACTTCAATGATGCAAGGGGCGGTCAAGGAACTTTTCCAGGGCAGACACACGCATTTGACAGCGAGGGTTGGTATTGGAGAGACGAAAGCGGAGAATTACACCATTCATACGGCATTACACCTACAATGCCGATGTATAACGCATTTTTAAAAATGGAAAATGACATTATGAGAACGGCACGGAAAAATTTTAGTTGAGGTGAGATAAAGTGGCAAGTCAAAATCAATGGGTATATGACCTTGAAAATCTCACATATGCGATTGTAAAAACCCGATGTGAGAAAAAATTGAAAAATAGATATCCTAAGCTAAAATTCACGCAAGAGGAACAGTCGGACAGTGCAACGGCTAGTTTCCCGACAGTGCTAGTTCAAGCACTCGAACCTATAGAACAGAATGAGGATTTAGAGTGCGAAAGAATAAATACAGTGTTATTTACGGCACAAGTAATTGTTACAACGAATAAAAGCCGTTCAGAAGCCTTGAATGTGGCACAGACAGTGGCTAATGAATACAAAGCTATGTCATTCAAGCTGGCACCAGCCCCATTCGCTAGAAAAAACGGCAAAATATGGACTGCAACATTACGTGCTAGGCGGTCATTCGATTGGAATGATAGATTATAAGAGCCTTTTGGCTCTTATTTTTTTATGAAAAATTAGGAGGTAATACAAATGGCAACAGGATTAAAAAGTAGAATTGCTTACAAGACACCAAGCTCATCCGTCACAAGTGGCGATTATTGGGCTGGAACTTACAAGCTCTTACTTAGAGCAAAAACAATTCCCTCACCATTCGGCTCACAGAACATGGTAGATACTTCGACTCTTGAAGATTTAGTAGAGACACAGGAAATGGGTAGACGTTCAGCCGGTTCTATGGAAGTTGAGGGAGCTTTTGAGAAAAAGTATAAGGATGAGATGGTAACTAACGAGGGCAAGAAGCTCGACTTTATCATTCTTTATGGTACAGACGGAAAAGGTTCAGAGGGTATCTGCGCTTTTATTGGACAGGAGTCATTCGCCCCGGGCGAGGCTTCCGATGACCACTTAACAGGAACTGCGACTGTATCAGTTCAGACAGTGCCTAAGTGGATTGAGGATAACTACGAGGTTGCGGTAACAGAGGACGACCAAGGCTATCCTACATCAATCACACTCACAAAAAAAGGGTGAGCCAATCGGAAAAAGCCGTAGCGGTTGGCTATGATGATAGCACGGCTGACAGCGAACTTGAAGAAACAATATAGCAAGGCAATTGAGGCAGTTTTAATACTGCCTCTTTCCCTACATAAATTAGGGAGAAAGGGAAAGATAAAATGAAAATTAAATTAAACGGAAAAGAATACACAGTTAAATTCGGATATGCACCGGTATATCAAAATAGAATTATCCCAAGAGTTGTAGGAATGGGACAACAGGGAGATGAGCTTGAAGCGATTGACAACATGCTCGGCTTTTTACCGGAATTTTTACTTGTAGGCTTGCAGAAATTTCATGCCGACGAATTTGGCTTTGAATTTGATGATAAAGAAGCAAAAGAGAAGCAATTGGTAAAGATGTATGATTTACTTGACGATTACCTTGACCCTGAGAATGAAGAGGGCAAAGATATAATGTCGCTCTACGATGATTTGACGGCAGAGCTGGAGAAGAACAGTTTTTTATCGAAGCTGTTGGCGAAAGAGGAACAGACAGCCAAGAAGAAACCAATCAAGAAGTAGAAGAGCTTACATGGGATGTGTATTGCAACGAAATCCGTCCATATTGGCTGTTAGCAACTAAAGGCTATGGATTTAGCGTTGAGGACATAGATATGTCTTGCCCGGCTGATTTAGAGCCTTATTCAAAGGCTTATATGCTCGAGCAAAAAGAATCCGACTCTAACATGTGGGCTTGGTGGGGCACATACGGATTGAGTGCAACTCTTACAGCTATCGACAGAGCCTTAAATGGCAACAAGGCAAGAGCAAAATACATCGAAAAATCATTAAATGAGCAATACTCAAAAGATAACGAGCCTAAATACAAGGAGTCTAACGAGGAAATTGCCGTTTACGAGATGAAGCAACGAATTAACGCATTAAGACAATCGGGATTACCTGAAAGTCCTGATTAATGAGGTGAAAATATGGCATATAAAGGAATTGACGTATCGTCATATCAAGGAAATATTGATTGGAGTAAGGTTAAGTGGGCTGGAGTGCAATTTGCAATCCTAAAAATAATCCGTAGAGACCTTAATCCGGATAAAACCTTTGAACAAAACTGGAAAGGCTGTACTGACGTAGGAATGCCAATACAAGGTGTTTACAACTACTCATACGCTACAACAGTAGAGAAAGCAAAGACAGACGCAAATAAGGTCATTCAGACGCTTAATGGACGGAAAACCTTTGTTTGGTTAGACGTTGAAGATAAATGCCAGCAAGGACTCGGACAGACACTTATTGATATTATCAACACATATCAGAGTGTTATCAAGGGTGCCGGGCTTAACTTTGGTGTATACACAGGGCTTAGCTTTTATAATCAGTACATTGCGCCATACGCAAATCAGATTAATTGTCCATTTTGGATAGCGCGCTATCCATCAACTAAGGGAATGTCTATCGGTGATGAGCCTAATAGCGCAAAAAAGCCTGTTATTCAACATCCTTTGTATGGTTGGCAGTATTCAAGTGCATTTACTTGTAGCGGTCTGAATAACAGCACTGACGCTAACTTATTCTATATTGAGCTTGACAAGGGTGACGGAATAGAGAATAATCCGGCACCAACAGCAACTCCGACACCAATAGCAACTCCGGCAAAGAATAACGCTTGGAAAGGCAATGAGGAATATTACCTCGACAATGATAATGTAAGAAAATGGCAGCACGCTATGAATGTAGGCTTCGACCTCAAAGGAGCTGATGCACTGAAAGAAGATGGCAAGTTTGGAGCCAATTCACAGAGATTTGCTAAAAATCACAATTTGTGGAGCGGTCAGAGACATAACTGCCCGACAGCCATTAAGTGGTTGAGAAAAACTCTGCATGACAAGTATCATTTTTACAAACTTGATGCTGATTACAAAGAGTGGAGTGACTACCTCACTAAATGTGTCAAAGTATTTCAAAAGAATAGAGGTCTTAAGCAAGATGGATATGTTGGATTGATTACAACATACTATCTGCTCAAAGGATAAATACATGAGAGCTACTTTAGTGTAGCTCTCTTTTTTATTACATACAGGGAGGTGAGAAAATGGCAGAGAGCATTGAGCTTCAAATCAAGTCGGACGCACAGCAAGCAACTAGAGCCATAGGCAATTTGCAAGATAAGTTGAAAGGACTTGGAGATACTCTCAATTCCCTCAATGGTGCAAGCATAAGCAATTTTGCGAGTGGAATGTCACAACTTGCAACATCACTCAGAAGCGTTAGCAGTATTGACACTCGTACATTTAGCAAGATTGCAACAAACATGGAAAAGCTCGGCAACCTTGATACTGCAAGACTTGTCAGCTCGGCAAGTGCTTTAAAGAGCATGGCAACAGAATTGTCGGGCTTTGCGAGTATATCAAAGCAATCAGCAGAGATTACACAATTAACGGCTTCAATTTCAAAGCTTGGTTCAAAATCAGCCGGATATGCTGCGGATAACATCAGAAACCTTGGCAGTGCCTTGAAAGAGGTAATGACAACATTATCTAACGCACCGAGAGTCAGCAACAACATTATTCAAATGACTAATGCACTTGCTAATCTGTCGCAACAAGGCTCAAAAGTCGGCTCGGCTAGTAGGTCACTTGTAACAGGCTTTTCAAACACAACTAAGTCAATTAAGAGTACAAGAAGCGGATTTAGGGGCTTGGCTTCAACTATCGGTAAGTTTTACGCAACTTATTGGATGGTTATGCGAGCTGTAGAAAAAATAGGCAGTGCAGTTGATTTAGCAAGCCAACTAACCGAGGTTCAAAACGTAGTAGATACCACGTTTGGAGATATGGCAAGCAAGGTTGATGATTTTACAAAAACATCAATTCAAGACTTTGGAATGTCGGAGCTGACAGTTAAACAAATATCAAGCCGTTTCCAAGCACTAGGTACTTCTATAGGTATTTCATCAGAGCAAGTGGCAAATGGTACGGCAGTGGCAAATAAAGCTCTTATGAGCCAAAATAACACGCTATACAAGACTACAGACAGTATGGCTGATATGTCACTTAATCTTACAAGATTAGCTGGTGATATGGCTTCATTCTATGATGTAGACCAAGCTGATGTTGCAAAGAGCTTACAATCCATTTTTTCGGGAACAATAGCACCTTTGAGGAGATACGGACTTGATTTAACACAAGCCACACTTTCAGAGTGGGCTATGAAAAACGGACTTGACGCAAATATCAAGTCCATGACGCAAGCTGAAAAGGTATTGCTAAGATATAATTATGTCATGGCTAACACGCAAGCTGCGCAAGGTGATTTTGCTAAAACTGCCAACACTTGGGCTAACAGTGTAAGAGTCCTTAAGCAAGAGTTCCAAGCATGGGGCAGTATCATAGGTAGCGTGATAATCAATGCTTTAAAGCCGTTTGTTCAAGCCTTAAGTAAAGTAATGCTTAAAGTTATCAGCTTTACAAGAACTGTAGCTGACGCACTCGGAGCAATCTTCGGATGGACTATCGAGATAAGCGGTGGCGGTGCTACTGTTGATGGCATGGAGGACATAGCTGGCGGAGTTGGCGATATTGGAGATAACGCTGATAGTTCTAATAAGAAAGCACAAAAACTGAAAAAGACATTGCTTAGCATAGATGAGATACACGCACTTGACGATAACAGCGATAGTGGCAGTGGTGGCGGTTCGGGCAGTGGCGGTTCAGGCGGCGGTGGAGCTGGCAGTGGTGTTAATAGCTCACTGAAAAAAACCGATGGATTGATTGAAAAATATAAATCATCAATCAAAGACCTTTACTCGCTTGGAAAGTACATTGGTGATACAATAGCTGACTCACTTAATTCTATTAATTGGGATAACGTGTATCAGAGCGCATCGAATTTCGGAAAAGGGCTTGCGGACTTCCTTAACGGCTTAATAAGTCCAAAATTATTTACGGCACTCGGAAAGACAATAGCTGGCTCAATAAGAACTGCCATAATCTCTGCTTTTTCGTTTACATCAACGTTCGATTGGGAAAATCTTGGAGATAGCTTTGCTGCATTTATTAATGGCGCATTGCACGAAATGTCAAGGGTAAGTGACGTTACAGGGCTAACAGGATGGCAAGAACTTGGAAAAACAGTCAATAACATTGTTCACGGCATACGAGATACTTTAATTCATGCGCTAATCAATATTGATTGGAAAGACGCATTTAAGGGCATTTCGGAATTTATCGGAGAGCTTGATATTGATACTTTTACTATTCTTATTGGCGCGTTTGCATGGAAACACGGACTCAAAGAGATAACCAAAACACTTATTTCATCTGAATGGGAAAAGTATGCAACAGCTAAAGGCTTGTCGAAAACGGAACTCGCACTAAGAGGAGTTGAGGTGCTGGTTATCGTGTCGGCTATCAATTACGTGTTAGCACACATGAAAGGGTGGATTGATAAACTCAAAGAGTGGTTCAAGAGTCCGGAATCTGGAATGGGAATAAGCAACGAAGTCACAGGCTTTGACGGGAAAAAGATTAAACTTGTTACTCCTCTCGAATGGAGAATTAAGGAAATAAAGTGGAAAATCAAAGATGCTGAAAAAAGCGTAGATGATTTTTTCAAAAACTTGGGAAATTATTTCAAAAAAGGCTGGAAAACATTTAAAAAGAATATGTCTTTAAATGTTGATGATTTACAAAACGTATTAGGTCCACAGCTTTACAACGGCTTTGTTGGGATTATTAATGACATTATAGGATTGCTTAACAAGATACCCGGTGTTGAAATACCAAAATTTAAAAAGAAAACAGTTAAAGGAATTGACGATACCGTAAAAGAAGTAGGGAAGAGCGCGAGCAAAATTGATGATAGCTACAAAAACTTAAGCGCCGGTGTAAGTGGGTATTTAGGAAATATCAACACTTCACTTGATGGTACTAAAAGCAAGATGGATAGCATGAGCAGTAAAGCAAGTGGAACAACACTTAGCACAAGCAGCTCTTTCTCAACGTTATCATCAAATCTCTACAATTCATTAAGCGGAGTTAACGGCTCATTGGGTAACACTAAATTTAACATGGGGGTATTTCAAGACGCTGCGGAAAATATGAGAAGAGGAGCATCGAACTCATTCTCAACGATGGCAAGTAACGCAAGCACTTATCTTGGCTCGGCAGGTGGAAGCTTTAGTGGGCTTAAAGGAAAAGTCGATAACACGAACGGAAGTTTAGGTACGTTTAAGTGGTACGCAAATCAAAGTTACAGTGTTGGAATAAGTAGCTGGGGATTCAGCAGTGTTAAGAGCTCGATAGATGGCATTGTACGCTCATTGGATGATTTGTTTAAGTACAACAATAAAAGATTCAATATTACCACAGGCACAAAATACATGGGGTATCAGTCACTACTCGACAGGGCACCACATTTTGCTAGTGGTGGTTTCCCGGAAGAGGGCCCGTTCTACATGAACCGAGGGGAAATAGTCGGTAAATTCTCAAATGGTAAAACAGCCGTAGCAAACAATCAGCAAATTACCGAGGGAATTAAACAGGCTGTCATGGAGGGCATGGCGCAAGTGATGATGAACTATAATGCCGGTGGAAATTCTGCACCTATCATTGAAAATGTGTTTAAGTGCGACAGCGAAACACTTTATCGCATGACACAGATAGGCAAAGCAAAGCATGGACAACGATATATTGTAGCAAATGAATTTGGTTAAGACACTCACCCTTGTGTGGGTGTCTTTTTACGAGGTAACAATATGGCAATGATGTTAGTAGACGGAGTGGAATTACCTACTCCGTCAACTTTTGAATGGGGCATGATTGATGTGTCTGCAAGCGATAGTGGACGTACGCAGGACGCTCAAATGCATAAAAACAGAATAGCGCAGAAACGACAGCTTAAATTGTCATGGAGCGGTACAGACACAGCTAGGACAGCAAAGATACTTCAAATGGTGAACCCCGAATATATCAGAGTAACATATCCTGACGCTATGAGTGGCACTGATGAAACACGTACATTCTATGTAGGTGATAGAAGCGCACCTATCAAGATATGGACTATCAACAATAAGAGGTATGAGACATTGAGTTTCGACCTCATAGAAGTATAAG